TGCTTTCATTACTTTGTCCCTCGTTTCGCGATCGTTTAATATTGCTTTGTCGACGATTAACTTGTCAACCCGATCTTTAATTGTTGTCAATGTAATCATAATTCCCCGGTAATGGTCTTCAACTCTGTCGAGTCTAGATTTAAGTGATGCCATTTCATACCTAAGGTTGTCGTGGCTTTCTTTTAGTTCCCTGTGATCTTTTTCTAGATCACGTATTTTATTTTCGTCCATAATTATCCTAAAGTGCCTTAGCTTCAAGAGCAGTTAGTTTTGTACTGGCAATGAATTTGAAATTCTTCATCACTGAAACACCATCTGTTGAATTTAAAGTAGTTGATGTGTGTCTGAATCCAGCTGATTGGCCTGAACCGGAAGCAGATGTTCCATTTACGTTAATAGATAAACCATTTGTACCAACGACAATGTAGATTTCATATTTTGTGCCAATTACTGCTGTCAAACCAGTAATTGTTGCAGTTTTAGATACTCCTGAAACAACACTGGCCAGTGTCCAATTACCGCCAGTGTATGCAATAACAAGTTCATTATTCACATCAACATATTCGTAATACGGTACATTCATTGTGATTAATGTAATGGGTGTCCATTCAAAGTAAATAGCATAATTTGATTTACGCCAATTTGTGGTTGGAATTGATAGTACATCGGGTGATACTGTTCTTGCTGTACCATCAGGTGTTTCAATGGTAGATTGCACCAACTTAGTATTACAATCCAATTCCCACAATGTAAGAGTTGTTCCAACAGCACCACTTGTCGTTGAATTATCACTAGATACAGTGTAAAAGTCTTGATACGAAGTAGTTGTGATTGAGTTTGTCATCTTGAATTGTACACGAGTAAATCCATTTGGTCCAGATGTAACTGTAAAATCGGTTGCGGATAATTGACTTCCGGTTTGAGTGTATGTACCAACTGCTAATGTTGATAGATTTATCCACACAACAAAATGATTACTTCCATTTGCCTCTTGATAAATTCTTACCCAATTAGTGCTGGATTTCATGTACAACGAAAAGTATGTGTCACCGGAAAAACCAGATGCTGCCACTTGTTTACCGACATCTATTGGGTCCGTTGCCGAATCACCAATGCAGTGCAATGCTGATGTGCCACCCATTGGGTCCGTAACACGGGTAACAGATGAAGTATGCAAATAAGACCAACCTGTGTCGAAATCACCGTGGAGTCCATAATCAGTTGTACTTGGTTCCAACAAAATACCACTTGTCCCCATGTAAGCAGGAACGTTATTTCCTGCTGCTGAGATTGAACCTGAGTCCGTTGAATACCACTTAGTTGTACTTCTTGTTAATGTGGCAGTGGTGCCATTTACAGTGTCAGTTAAATTACTGACAAAGGGGTATTTTGCAACCAATGTTGCACCACTGTTAAGCAGTGTTCTTCGTTTACCTGTAAACATATTATTGTTCCTGTGTTATCCAGTATTCAGCTCTTCCACTTCGTACATATTCGACATAGATGATGTTAGTGGTACCCGTTGAGTATTCACCGGAACCAATTCTTACCCATGTTGCTGGCCACGATGGTTCTGAACCTGAGTTATGATAGATCTTCTGCACAATGCCGACTTTTGCATTTGTGAATGAAGAGCTAATTGTTCCACTTAGATTAGCACCTGCACTGCCCACATACACTTTTGGTGTTGAGAATACAACTGTTGCATTTGCAGTATTATCTTCGACTACATTGTAAGTTGTGACATCATATGTATTGTACTTGAATGTGTCTGCTGTTACTGTCACGTTTGTTGTACCACTGATGTCCTGTACTTTCACATTATTTCCAGCTGAATAACCTAATGAGAAAGTACGTGTAGATGCACCATTGTAGTAACCATCTAAACCGAATGAATCATTGACTTTCAGCCTGATGTTTTCTGTTAAGTCATCGTTCGATTGCAAATATGCATCCATGCTAGTAGTATCAGGAGAAAGATTAATGACCACTTTATCCGTTGCACCACTGTAGTGATTCTTTAATCCAAACGCTGCATTACTTCCCGAAGCATAGAATCTCTCACCAGTACCAACATTGCATTGAACATTCTTCTGAAATGTCCAATCACCTGATAGTGTACGATCTAAAGTAGAGTCAAATGTGTCTGCTACCCACGTAAGTACACCACTTGTATTCTTCAGATAGCCATTTGTTGCAGTACTGGGCAGTGGACTTGTGTACTTACCTTGATTGTCAAGATAAAGCTTACCATTACCGTCGATGATAAATGTGATATTTGGTATTAAACCCAATGCATCTTCTAATGCGGCTAATGCAGCTTGACAATCTAAAAGTGCCTGTGCAGCATCTTGTGATGCTTGTTCAGCTGCTGCCTGTGCTGCCAATGCTGCGGCCAATGCTGCATTAATTTGATCTAAGAGATCCTGTATTTCTGAAATGTATCCAGTGTCTCCACTTGAATCATAGTAAAATGAACTTGTTGCCATGTTGTCTCCTAGAACCATGTGTTATTGCATTGAAGAATTACGGAACCTGCATTCTCGTCTTTATTTGCATGTTCCTGAACAATGCTTATTTCTTCTGATGCCTTTTGAAACCAATATTCTGCTGCTTCGATGTTTTCAAGGAATCGATGTCCTTCTCCAATCGATCTGTAGAGTAATGCCTGTCCCGCCATCCTAAGATTAACATTTGTATCATTGTCATCTACGAACATTGGTGTATCTACATAGTAAACAATCGCAATGGTTGTTCCAACTACTGCTGGACGTGGTAGATACCACCAATCTTGCGATCGTGCAAAGGAAACTGGTCTTCCGTCGATTGAAATGTCGGAGTAGTTGTATTTCTCACGGGGCAATGTCTCAATGTCAACTCGATCTATTGTCTCAAATGTATCCGTGTAATAAATTCTACGGAGTTCAATTAGATCTAGTGGAACAGGCCACTTTACTTCGTCTGTTGCAGTTACATCGTGATAAATGATGTTTTCATGTGATGGAGTACGCAGAATTCGATTGCATTCGTTGTTTGCAAATTTAATGAACATTGGTATGTTGTCCAGTACCTTTGGATCATTGTAGTCGAGATAGGCAGAAACTGCATCTTTTAATTCGCCGTAATTTTCCATTTCAACTCCTGATAAAATTTTCTGGGATTGTTAAAAATCCACTGAAGTTACTTCTCACTTGTTGAATAAGAAACTTCTGTCTTTCTTTAGCATCATGTATTTCAAGCCTATCTGCTTCTTTCATTATTGACTCAAATAGAATTAAAGGAATTGATGCCACTTTAGTGTAGTGATCCTGTGTATTCTTCGACATTTTGAAATTAGCACGTTCCACTTTTGCTTCCTTTAGGAATTGTGAAACATCTGTTTCTTTTGTAATAACTAGATTACCGTCGACATTATGAATCTTTGCTTTTGTTGAACCTTCGGATAAATCCATGTCCAGTTTTTTTCGAAGTAGGACATCTTCAAGTAATTCAGTGATGTTATTCATAAAATTCCTAAAAAAAAGAGAGTACAGTCGTACTCTCTTTAGATGTTTAAACTACGTTGTGGATGATTGATGCACCTTTTGAATGAGTCAATTTAAGACCACATTCGGTGTTAATCAATGATTTCTTACCCAAACCAGTTTCGGCCAATGACTTATTATTCATTGGTATCAATACGCAATCACTTACGCATGAACTGTCAACTAAGGCAATGTCAGCTGCCAAAATGTGACGGTCAATTATGATGTTTACATCACCGAAGTCAGATTGGTAAATGTCGACGGAATCAGTAATTACTTTACCTTGACCAGCTTCACGTGTTACACGGGCAGTGGTTAACAAAGTAGTAAGTTTTGGCTTCATCGAAGGTTCACAATAAACTGTGTCTACCACACCGCCACCGTTGTATGTATCCTGCAGTGCAGTGTCCAAAAACGCTTTAGTCATACTGGCACCAGCTTTGTCATAATTCAAAGCAGTTGCTACCTGTGCCTGCAAAGAAGCTGTTTTCCTGTTGCTGATTGTACCAGAAGAAGTTTGGCCGTTCAGGTAAACTTGTTCTTTTTGACGAAGTATCTGCTTCATTGCATCACTTACACGTTCAGCATAAGCAGCACCACCGGCTTGAGTCACAGCAGCAGAAGTATCAGATACTTCAACACCAATTGCAAATATCTCAGTGTAATTGGATTTAGATGTGCGGTAGTTGGTACCAGCATCGGCAACATCAGCACCTTCGGCTACAGCAGCTTTAGTACCAGTGGTTACGTCTTTTTCGATCCAGTTAAATTGATAGTTGCCAACTGTCTCACCTTTCAATGATTTAACAAAAGGTACGTCTGTTGGAGTGATGTCTTTAACGATGTTTGATAAGTCTTGTTTAATGCCGACTTGAGCACTTGTTCTAAATTGAGTCATTTTTATTTTCCTTGTATTTTTAGTTGTTCGACAAAATGTCGGTCACTTATCTTTTTCTAAGTGGATTGTTCTTTCGAGTCCAGATTAGATATTTTTCAGTTCAGGTTGCCGAACTAACTTTAATTCCCAAGGGTTGATTAACATTAGTTCGTATCTTTTCATTTTAAGTTCAATGCCTTCATAACAAGATTAGTTTCCAGTTCTGCTCTTTCGAGTTTATCAGATGTAGTGGAAAGTCTTTCTTTTATTTTGCCGACATCTTTCTTGCTTTGTTCATCAGCTGAAAAATCAACTCGTGCCTTTGACCTAAGTTTACTTTTCACTGATGGTTTTTCTGATTTAACTACGTTGTTCTTCAACTCGCTTTTCTTGTTGTCAAACTGTAACGCCTTGTAAATCATTCTTAAGGATGCAGCATCAGTTAGGTTTTCAACAACGTCTTGTTTCATTCCATTTCTGATTGCATAATCCAACATTTGAATGTATGTGTCTTTTGTGAAGTTTGGTATTTCAGTGTGCAGAGTACGAAAAGTCTCTTTAGCCTCTTCGTCTTTTTGTTTCTGAAATTGTTCATTCTTCTGTTGTTGAATTGAATAATATTCGCTCTGCAACGTATTTGCTTCACGAATTAATTCATCGTAGTCTGCTTTCAAACTTGTGTATGTATTTGCATCTTCGTGTGCAAGTCTTTTCCAGTCAATGTTATTGTACTGCTTAAGCTTCTTTTCCACATCCAGTGCAACAAGTTCAAATCTTTGTTGAACAATTTGCTGAGCTTTTGCCTGTGCTTCCGAGGCAATTTGTTCAGCTTCTTTTCTTAACTGTGCAACTTCCGTGGTCTTTTTTGTGTAGTCAGATTGACGCAAGTAACCATTACGTAATTCGCCAATGTTAATCTTCTCACCGTTAACTTCGACAAATGCGTCATTGTAATATTCTTCGGTTAACAGATTGGGGTCTTCTTCACCTGTTTCCTCTTCTTCAGTGCTTTCTTCTTCTGAAGTCTCTTCTGTGGTTTCAGGTTCATCTTCTTCCTCTGATTCAACTTCTTTAATTTCAGGTTGTTCTATTTCGTCTGCTAGTTGTTTATCAAGGATGCTTTGTAGATTTGACATTACGTCTGGATTTGTATGTTCGATCATTGTATGAGTTCCCGTGGATTATTCATCGTTTATTTGTTTTGTTAATTCGTTTTCTGCCTTCACTACTAATCCTGATAACTTTGAAATCATCATCTCCAATGCAAATGTACATTGATAGATTGCTTCTCTGTTTGCAGTATCTGTGAGATCAGTTGCCAACCACCTATTGAACATATCGTGTTTCAAATCCTCTACGGCATACTGAAACGCTTGGTTATCCAATAGGTTCGTGGCCTGTATTCCCAATGCCACATAATTTTCGTTATTCATTCTTTCTCCTTCGTAAATGCTGTGAGTTGGGGGAACATGTCCCCCTAGTTGTCAACCTAAATCGACTCCACGTTGTTGCATGGATTCCATTTTGATTTCAGCTGTGGTTTTCACGATGTCAGCTTCAAGTTCCTGCTCTTTAAGAGCTTGTTGATCCGCTGCTTGTTCTTGATCAAACTCCAACTTATCTTTCTCCAACGTAATCTTCTGTTGAAGGGCAATTGACTCCAATCGAAGTTTCTCTTTTGCAATTGCAAAGTCATTTTCGATTTTAGTCTTCTCCAACATCAGCTGTTGTTGCTGAATCTGCAACTGCATTGCCTGTTGCTCCAGTTGTTTCTTCTGAAGTTCCATTTGTTGCTGTTGCTGTTGTTGAGTAGCTGGATCCTGAATAACATTTTTCCCACGTGGAGTTGTTAAATACCTATTGGCATCGTAAATTCCAGTACTGTTCATTATGTCATATTCTAGGTTGTAGCTTTGATCAACAGTTTGAAGTTGTTTCAGTTGTGGGTTTTGATTAATTCTGTCCCTCATTTGAATCAAATTCAACGCATGTTCCAATTGATCATTACGTCCAAGGCTGTAATCGATGTCTAGATTACTGCGATGTGGTAATGCTTTTGGATCAACTTCGACATCTTTTCCACTTATTTGAACAGTAATTTTATCGTCGGCATTCTTGCGGAATAACTCGTAGACATACTGATAAGCAGGCTTAATGGCGTTGTTGGCTAATTGGAGTGCATATTCTTTGATTCTCCGTGTGCTTTCGTCACTGGCAATCTGAACTGCTGTAGCTGATACATTTGCCTTAAGTGCTTCAGAGTTTAAACCACCACTCATGTTACTTACACCGGATACTGAGTTACTTGACTGTGCAATAACATCCATTAACTGAAATATGCTTTGATCAAGTCTCGGATATTCGAAAGGAATAAGATCACCTTTCGTAATTGGTACAATTGAACCGGGCAAATTGCTCTGAAATGCAGCAAGATTGTATTCGGCACCACCGATTGCTTTGTAACGTGGGTTAACACTAAATGATAGATACTGAATTGCACCACGTAGTGCAGTGGTACTAAGTTCTTGTTCTGCAAATAGTGTTTCAGCCATTGATTGACCGAAGAACTTATGTGGAACAGGTAAAGGGCACCAAGTAAAAAATGGCACTCTATCTACTTCGCTGTAACCCAATAATTGACCATCTGCATAGTACATTTGATAGAGTTTAGTTGGTTTCCCAACGGAATCACTGTATTTAACCAATGATGTTTCAACGTAGCATTCATAGAGTACAACACATTTAGTCGAATTGGTGTTAAACAGTGCATCAGTGGAATCAAATGAATTACGTGATTGTTGCACTGTACCGATGTCGGCAAGTACACTTTCGTTGTAATTTAAGCTGTCAATGATGTCTTTCTTAAAACCCATTTCGTAGAGTTCACTTGCAGTCACTTTTGCTTTTTCTGCCACAAATGAAGCTGACTTAATATCCACTGCAGATTCATTAATAAGAAAGTTTTCCGGTGCAACATTTTTAATGCAGACACTAGATGAATCAATCTCTCTTTCAATTGTACCACGATAGTAAGTTTGCTGATCGACTATTGTGTTCAACGTTTCTTTCAGTTGTGGTATTTCTTCTGCTAGTGTTTCCCATGAAGTTGCACGTTGTTTCAGAACTTCGAAACCCATTGGATAAACTTGATTAATGGGGAAATTAGGAAACATCTGAATTAATTGTTGAAGATTAAATTCAGGTTTAACTTCCTCTTTCTCAACAAGCTCAACATCATCTTCAGATAGCAATTCGTCCAATGCATCTTTAGATAGATTGTCGAAATATTCTTCTTCGTATGTGTGCTTGTCTTCCCAATACACTTTAATCGTACCACTTTTTGCAATCAAACCATCTAAAATCAAACCAGTGTAGATTTTGTCAACATTGTTTTCTGATTTCAGTATTTTGTTGACAACACTGGATGCAATAGATGCACCTTCGCCATCGTTTGCATTAAATGGTACAAACTTAACAATGTCTCTTCCAGAAAGAAAAGGTTCTTTGATTTGAGATAATGCAGCTTGAATCTTTTCGAAAACAACTTTCTTTACAATCGAAGGTTTGTTCTTTTGAGCAGCAGGTAATTCACCGTAGTAAAATTCATAAGCTTTGGCACGATCAGGTGCAATTTTAGAGTCAATGTAGTTTTCAGCATCTTGTATTTGCTGGGCCAACATAGATTCCAATCTTTCTTTTCTATTATCCATTTGGGTTCCTATTACCATTGTTCATCAGGTATGTATGATCCACCGGACGAGTTTTGTTTTTTGATTTGGGATACACCGAATTTCTCCAGTGACATTACATTGTACCTTAAACTGTCGATGAAGTGATTGTCTCGATCAATAAACTTGCCATCGTCATCATAACTGTAGATGTCAAATTCCCTAAGGAGATTTGTACATCGAGGAGAAATGAATAGCTTTCTATCTTTCATTAAGTTACGGATATGAAGAATACCAGTACTAATAGATCGATCTTTTCCTGTCGGATCAAGATTCCAGTTTGCTGCTTTTTGATCAGTCACAATCACACCACATTCCTCATACATCTTAATGAATGTTGTTCCAAGGCCACGTTCAGCAAGACCGTCAGCAGGGTAAACCATCGGTATGTACTTTTCTTGTCTTGAGACTATCTTCGGTGCAATCTCAGGTATGTCTGTTTCCGTAACTCCAACTTCATCATAAACATAATACGTCGACGTGGATGTATCTAATGCCACGAATAGTATTGCAGTTGGATCACGGAATCCAAAGTCAATACTGCACAATCTTTTCCAGTGTGGTTGAATATCAGGTGTCGGCATCACAATGTCAGTTTTATTAATTCCCTGAAACACAGATGCATGACCAGCAGATGGTCGACCATAAATCGAAAAATTACGTTGCCATGGCGGTATTGAGTTAATCATTTCTTCTTTTTCTGATTCAGTGTAAAGATTACTGTCAAATAAAGTAGCATGAATTAATCCACTGTGGTAGATTCCATCTTCATTCCAAAATGCCGCAACTGTTTCGTTAAGACCTTTCTCAGGTGTAAATGAACACAACACTTTACCGTGGCTGTCCCATGTTCTTTTAACTACCTGTGGCAGAATTGTTTTGTCACTGGGGCATTCATCAATAAGTACAAAATCCAACGATGATCCCATCAGTGTTTCATCACCTGATTGATACGTACCAAATTTTAGTGTGCTTGTTCCACCACTTACATGTTCAACTTCAACGTATGCAGTTGCACCAAGTGTACCAGCTCCTTTTCGATTCTTCATCTTATCTTTTGGTATCCAACCTGTTCCAGGCTCAGATAGTGGACCAAGAAACAATTCTTGTAATGCCTTTGGATTCATTAACTGAGACCACGATTGACCTAAAGCCAATGCATTAATTGGTTTGCTGAATTTGTAACCGCTCCAGTCTTTCGGATAAAGACCCGTAAGATGAAGTGATGTTTCATAAGTCGAAAGATAGCTTTTTCCCAGTCGATTACCACATATGACACCACGTACATTTACTTCTTTTCCTTTCTCAATGGCTTTAATTTGCCAAGTATCAGGTTTAAAGTACTTGATCTTGTTGTACATCATGTCACTGTTTAACTGCTCCATGAGTTCCAGTAATTCGTCTAAATCCATTTATTCACCTTTTAAAATGTCTTTCATCGCAGGAGAATTCATTAATTGACGAAGTCTTTCGACTTTCTCTTCATCACTTGTAACAACAACTTCTTGTTCTGCTTGCACTTCTACTTGACTTAACTTAGGGCACTGAAACGGCAATGCTGCCTTTGCACATTCGATTTGATCTCGGAGAGTAACATCTTCTCTATCTGAACCATCAGTGTTCATTCGATTCATTGTAAGAAGAAGGATGTCAATAGGTGATTGAAACGAAGGATAAAGTTCCTTGTAATGTTCAATTCGATCCAGTGTCAGCAGTCTTTTCTGTTTTTCTTTCATTGTTACTGGTTCCTTTTGGATTATCAGCTTTATTAGTTGGTTCTTCGATGACAGAAAAATATCTGTTTTCATAATGAATTCCAGGTCTGTTTAAAACTACCTTTGCATCATCATATGACCAACCTCTGTTTTCACAGTAATCTCGAAATGTTTCAAGTGGTATTTCATTTTCTTCTTTTGTGATTCTATGAGTTATTTTTAATTTCATTTTGTTTTCCTTTTATTAAAAATGGTGCACATCTGCCTCTGCGTTTCAGAAAAAAGGAGAAAGAAACCGAAACAATTGGGTCTTACGATGTGCACCAAAAAGTGGTGAGTATTATGTCTTCGTAAATGCTGTGAGTTCGAGATTATTCAGCCAAGAAGCCATATTCCCTTAAAGAATCTTCGATGCTTCGATGATAATGTTCTTATTTGTTTCAAGTGATTCGACTACGTGATCGTCAATTTCGTTGTCTGTTCTCTTTGCAAGATCTTTTAAAATGCTGATTAAGAAGTCTAAGAATAAAGGAAGCAGAAGTCTAAGTATTATTTTCATATTTTCTCCAAAAAAAAGCCACTTAATGTGGCTGTGTCTTCATACATGCTGTGAGTTCACCTTTTAGTTAAAAAAGTATTTTGATTCTCTGATTAGTTTTTCAAAATCAATGGTGTCAAAAGACGGTGATTCCTCATCTATTCCCATTTGTGTAAATATGGCTGACAATGCATCACAGTTAAGTAATTCAACTAATGAATCTTTAATCGATTCTTTTAATTTAATAATGTGATTTGAATGTGTACCAAAAGAATCATGTATTCCAGCAAAGTCACCTTTGAATAAATCCTTTGTCCTCATTAGTATTCCTGCATCAATAGAATGGATGATCGATGGTACGGATGAGGATATTGTTTTTCTGGTGTCTATCTCCGATGTCTTCTCCAATAGACAAATTCCTGCTATTCTCCTTGTGTACGGTATTTGGTAACGGATGTTTACTTTTTCAACTCTATTAATTTTCATCCTCACGGGGAATTTAGATAGTGGTGCAATGTAGTCAATTGAGTCACATTTCAGCAGAACTTTCTTTAAATTAGATGTTGCATATCTCTTGTATGCAGTCGATGATTCCATTACCTCATTAATCTTATTAAATATGTCTTGTGACATTAACGAAATTTCTTCTTTCGATGCATTTTTAAGAAATGTCGTATTCTTCAGTTCATTGACAGTATTTTGCCTTACTGATGTTAATTTAGAGCCATATGCAGAAACACACATCACTGATCTTTTAAATACTGATCTCTTAAAGACATCATCGGATTCCGTTGCTTTAATGGCAACTTGTTTCTGAAGTTCCAACTTTTCCAGTATCTGATGTCGATCAAATCCACGTGCAAATAGATTTTCGATTAATGTTATCTGTGTTGTTGTAAAACTCATTTTCTTCTCCTATTTTTTAAATAATTTATCCAACATCTCGATTTCAGGCCAAGCATCTTCTTTACGGATTACAACACATTCGACATACTCGAAACCAAAATACTTAGTGAATTCAAATGAAGCATGATTATTGTAGACGAAATAGCAACAATTAGTGTCATAGCATGGCAGTAAATCGCCGAACTTCCTCTGTTTAATCGCATAGTCACCTAAAGACATCATAATTACAATGACTGGTGCTGGAAGTATTCCTTTCTTGTAGATGTATTTTTTAATGTGCTGGTGAATTTCATCTTCGATGTTAACATCCTTTGTTTGATGTATGTAATTAACATCAAGTGTCTTAATCCTACATTCTTTGCTGGTTTTTGCTTTCATCGTCGACATAATCTTCTCCTGTTGCAGAATATTTATCTTGACTAATTTTTTAGCTTTTCTTCTTTTTTTCTACGACGATATTCTTTTTGTTTATCAGCATGTTTTCTTTTTCGTATTAATTTTTCTTCTTCGGTTATTTCGACTTTAACACGTGGCTTAGGTATTAGTTTGAGTTTCTTTCTATTTTTTCTTTCTTCTATTTCTATTTCCATCTTTCTTTTCTTTTCTTCTCTGCATTCTTCCCTTTTCTTTTTGCTTTCGAATCTAGATAGTAAACGTATTTTTCCACTTATGTATTCTTCGAATGTCAATGTTAGTTGAGAAAAATGGTCACCATTTTTCTCAATAAGTCTTCCTTGATAGTATCTCCTTGTTTCAATTATTGTACCTTCTTTTTTAATTTCAACGGGGCCATGTATTTCACCATTTTTATTCAACGATAATTTAACTTCGATTTCATTATCGAATTTGATGTGCAATTTATCAGGTTGCATCCTTGTAGATCTTAACATCATTGATGCCAGTATTCCATTTTCGAAAGGTGTTTTATGATTACGATATGTGTATTCAACATTAAAGGTTTCTTTAATAGTTCCACTTTTTCTAAATACAGTGGTCATTATGATTCTCCTGTGTGTTTTTTTGCAAGATATTCGAATAACATCTCACCTAAATTGTCCATTTTTGCAATATTTAGATAATCTTCTTTAAGTGACTGTGATACAGTTGTGTATGCATCCGTAATTGTCTCATCAGTTGTACCAATATTACCAAGTTTACATCCATTTACCGATTTTGTAATTATGCTGCAGATCTGCGTACCACTGGCACTGGCATCAGTGTAACAAATAAAACCACTTTCGTAATTGTCAATTGTACGAACATTGTAAATCTCAAGAATCAAGGCTAGACCACCGTAGATGTCTTCAAATTCATCGATGATTGATAGATCGTCTTCTTCGAAAAATTTGTCTATTTGCAGCAGAAGTTCTTCTCCTCTTTCGTATCTTTCTTTAAATGATCCTTTACTTCTTCCGGTAATTGCACCAAGTGCAACAAGTAATGCACTGTAACCTTCTTCGTTTACTTCAAGCTTGTTTTATTTCCTTGAACAGATAGGTCAGTGCAATAAGTGTAGATTCTTCCACGACTGTCAACAAATACTGGAAAGTAAATTTCTTCCTCTTCAACATATTTCTGAGCAAGTTCGATCGTTCGAAGTAATCCCATTTTAACACCTATTTCTGATTCAACTGCATCATACTCCATTTGATATTTTTCTGCATTGAGGATTTGTAGTTTCTGTTCAATCGAATCAGTTGTCTTCCTACTTTGCGATTTTAACTTTAAAGACTTAGTCTTAAGTTCACTGAGAACATTTCGGTAATCATCATTTAACGATATGTCAAGTAAACCCAGTGAATCAAATAGTTCAAGTAGTTCTTTATTCACAACATATGGAGTTTCCTGAATGCTATTTACAATAGTTGTGTCGAAGTCGTATGTCTTCTGTCGAAGTGGGTGTTTTAAAAGTGGTGAATGAATAGTAAGATAACCACCGTTTCCACTTGTGAGATTGTTGTGCGGTATGGGTTTTGTGATCATTGGTTCATAGATAGATTTTTGAATAACCTTGTTATGTTTCTCAACTCCTTCGATGAATGTAACTTGCACAACTGAGTTCTTACCTTTTGTAAGTTCAACGATCTTGGAACCTTCGACTAGATAACGCATGAATGCAGCCGTGGATGCATGAACTTTCGATGTAAGTGTCATATTAAGATTGTATGTTGTATTTAAAGTGTCAACTATGTTCTTTGTAATCGTAGTAAGTTTCTTGTTATTGTAGATTTCCTGTGCACAGATAAAAGGAAGAAGTTCTTCCGGAGAAGATAGATACTTGCCGATGTTATGGTATTTGGTTTTAAGTAAAGTGTAATTATTCAGAGATGGTTCAATGTATTCTTTGTAGAAGAAGTTTTTACGTGAAAGAACTGCCTGTGTTTTTAGAAAGACCTCAGTTTTTACTTTAAACTCATCGTTTAAGGCGATCAGTGTGTTACAGTTAAATGATGGTTTCTTCGAAAGTGCTACTTTTGTAGATCGATCTTTTAGTGTCCACTCATTGATTTTCTGGCGATTGAATTTGTCCATAATTTTCTCCTTTTATTGACTGAATATTTATCAGTGATCAGTTTAGTGGATTTTAGGACGACAGGGTATCTTTGGTGATTGTCCGTTTAATCCCCGTGGATCAATCATTGATTCTAGATGAATCATGTAGTGGACTTCGTAATATGACATTTCGGATTTTGTTTTGCATAATCTTAGTATGTTGAATGTGAAATTAGTTGTTCCACGTTCTTCGATTAGATTATTGACTTCATTCGAAGAACTTGTGTATTCTTTCCAATTACTTTCGGATTTAATCTTACGTTTTCTTTTAAACCCTTTTAGCGGTGGCTTTGTTACCACGGAATGAAAATTCTTTCTTCCGACGTAAAATTGGCCAGTAGATTTACATTTAATTAAATAGATAAAGCCGACATAGTCGTCGGCTTTGAATGGTTCAGTGTATTCCCAGTGACCTATGCTAAACATAAGATTAATGAGATTAGACCTGATGCAATGAAGATTGTAAGGAAAAATGTAATGGTAGGAAAAGGTACATTAACTTTAATTTCCATTATCTTCCTCCTTTGATTCCAATGCATCTATGTATGCATTCATCTTATTTAATGCTTCCAGCATCTTATCCCTAAGTTTTTTCAATGTTTCCAATGTTTTCATATTATTCATTTTCTGTAATTCCTCAATACCAGTTTCACAATTGTAAGTTGATCATTAAGATCATGTATTTGATCTTCCAACTCTTCATCTTCTGATTCTTTCCAAGTTTCGAACAAAGCGTCGATTTTACGAATCAACTCATCTTTCTCTTTAGTGAGATCAATTACCAGAAGATTTTCTTTCGGTTTAAGATTTGACGACACAAGTTTAGGTTTAAATGGTGTTACAACTGGTTTACCGATTTTATTATTGTTTTTCACATCAAGACGAAATTCTTTCCACTCGGGAATATTATCAAGAAATTCATGTATGTCCACTGTTGGACCCAGTATTTTCTTAACACCCATAAACATCGCTTGTTGTTGTCCATCTGAAACTGATACCTTCGAATCATTTAGTAATCGTTTAAACATTGTCTGTGCAATCTCAATGTCTTTAGTGGTTGGCACTGAGCATACTGCATCAACAATTTGCTTTAAATGTTTTTTGTCTAAATATTTGTCGATTGTTTCCCTTGTTAATATTATGTTCATTTTGTCTTCTCCTTATGAAATTATTTACTGAAATCTTCAATGAATGTTACCTGAACCCAATGTTTATCACCG